GGCCGGAGGGGGCGACCGTTCTCGCAGCGGACGGCCGTGTCATCCAACGGCTTCGACCCGGGCACGTCGTTGTGCCCGGCATCGTCCAGTCGGGCGAACGGCCGCCGCTGCCTGACGGCCCTCCGCCGACGGACGCAGCGCCCGTGCCACGCAGACGGCGCCCGAGAGCGGCGTACGCAACGAAGCCGATCAGACCCGCTGAGGTGCGAGACGATGGCTGACTACACGTCGTCAACGGACATCGCGGCGCATCTCAATGCAACGTTCACGCCCGAGCAAGCGCAGCAAGCCGACGTCGTCGCGCACGCCATCACGGTCTGGATCGACCATCGGACGCAGCGGACCTGGCAGAACAGCGCGGCTGTCGTCGACGAGCTGAACGACGTCGTCTCAACCAGCGTCTACCTGCATCATCCGCCGGTCGCATCCGTCCAGGCGGTCGACGTGCTCATCGAGACGACCTGGCCGCCGAGCTGGCAGGCGCTCGATCCGTCGACCTATACGCTGACCGATCCGGAGCGCGGCATCCTGCAGCTTATCGGCGGCTACTCTGGCGACGAAGTCCGCGTCGACTACACGAGCGACCAGACCGCGCCGCCGGCCGATCTGGCGTACGCCGCGACCGTGCTCGCTGCCGACACGCTCAGCGTGACGCTGCATCCAGAGTCGGCCGGCGTCAGCTCGATCGCGGTCGGACAGAACGATTTGAGCATCAAATACGCGGACGCGGGCTCCGGCGGTGCAAGCTCGGCCGTCTCGCTCGCGGTGCGCGTCATTGACGCCTATCGACGGGTGGTCTTAGCGTGAGCGTGCCGCTCGGCAGCCTGCGCGCGCTGAGCAACGCGTTCTTGTGGGACGTCTGCTCGATCAGCCGCTACGTCGAGACGAACACGGCTGACGGTGTGACCGAGGCATGGTCCGACATAGCGATGAACGTCCGCTGCTCGGTCGCGCCGATCGGGACCGGCGGCGGCGAGCAGCTCGAAGCGGGCGCGCAGATCGCGGCCGTCAATCGCTGGACCGTCAGCTTGCCGGCATTAACCGACGTCACGGTGCGCGATCGACTGGTGACGAGCGGGCGCACGTTCGAGGTCGAGCGCGTCGATGCGCGCACGTTCGAGGTCCGACGCGACTGCATCTGTCGGGAGATCGTGTGATGAGCATCGCCGTTGACGCCATCCTCGTCGGCCTGGTCTGGCTGCTCATATATGCATTAGCGATCTCGCTCGTCTGCTACATCGTCTCCCGACTGGTCACCCAGTTCGCGCCAGGGTTCTCGCCGTTCGTCTGGATCGTCTGGGCCATCGGCGGGCTGATCCTGTTGCTCCTGGCGCTGCGGCTGTTCGCGCCGCTGATTGGGGCCTGATCGTGGCCGTCAAGACGAGCGTCTCGATCCGCGTCCTGTCGAACAAGCTGCCGCACCTGCCGGCCGAGCTGGAGTCCGACGTCACGGCTGACGTCAAGCGCGCCGCGTTCGAGGTCGAAGCGCTCGCGAAAGCGAAAGCGCCGGTCAGGACCGGCACGCTGCGACGCTCGATCCATACCGTGTTCTCCAACAACGACCGTACGGCCGTCGTTGGCCCGAGCGTCGACTACGGACTGTACGTCGAGATGGGCACGCGTCGGATGGCCGCGAGACCGTACATGCGGCCGGCCGCGGAGGCCGTCCTGCCGCGCTACGTCGACCGCCTGAAAGTGACGCTACGGACGCTCGGGAAATGATCGAGGGGCAGCGTGTCGCGAGTTTCGTCTGGTCGGCGTTGACGAGTGATGCCGGCGCCGGCGGCGTCAACACGTTACTCGGCGGCCGCATCTATCGCGATCAGGTGCCACAAGCAGCCGCGCTGCCGGCAGCGACCGTGACGCTGGTCTCAGCGACCGACGCGAACACACTCAGCGGTATCCGAGGCTTCGACAGCGTGCTCGTCGACGTCCGCGTCGTCGGCTCTGGTGGTAGCTACGGGCCGCTCAATCCGATTGCCGACCGCGTCGATACCGTGCTTCAGAACAAAAGCGGCAGTGATGGCGTGATCGTGGTCGTCGAGCTTCGCCGCGAGCAGACACAGGCGTTCTTCGAGACGGACTCCGGCGTCACGTATGCGCACGTGATCCAGACGTTCAGGACCGAAGCGTATCACGCCGTCTAAAGACGGCGAAGGGGTGAGTGATGCCAGACCGCTATATCGTTCAGGAGATCTGTCAGGTCGGCGTCGAAACGACACCAGGGACGGCCGTCGCGCCGACCGTCCGTTTGCAAGGGGTGAACATCGAGCTTGATACCGCGCTCGAAGTCGACACGTTCGCGCCGCAGGGCAACCTGTTCGACACGATCGCAGCTCCGCGCCAGGAGTGGGCGACCGGCGCCGTCTCGGGGCTGCCGACGTACACCGAGCTGCCGTACGTGTTCAGTAACGTCTTTGGCGCCGCGACCGTGACGACGCCGACCGGTGCGACGACCGCTCGTCGCTGGGTCTGGACGCCGTCGTCGAGTACGCCGTGGACGCCGCGTACCTGGACGATCCGCCGTGGCATGGTCGGCAACACGGCCGAGCAAGCGGCGTACGCGATGATGACCGGCGTCGGGATGTCGTTCTCGCGCACCGCGACCCCAGAGCTGTCCGGCGACCTGTTTGCGCAGTCGCTCGACTACGCAGCGACGTTAGCGACGACTGGCGTAACGACCAAAACGCTCGTACCGATTCTGCCAAAGGAAGTCTGCGTCTACGTCGATCCGACGTTTGCGGCGCTCGGCACGACCCGCATGACGCGCGACTTCGTCGCGTCGTTCGAGATCACCGATCTGTTCGGGCCGATCTGGCCGCTCGACTGTACGCTCGCGTCGTTCGCCGCGCACGCCGTCTTGAAGCCTGGTGCGACGGCGACGCTCCAGCTCGGCAACGACACGCAGGGCCGCGAGCCCGTCACGGCGATGCGAGCCGGTGATACGCGCTTCGTGCGGATCGAAGCGACGTCGGGGCGGGTCATCGACGTTGGGCCGCCAATCTATCCGTACCGTCTGCGCATCGACTTGTGCGTCAAGGTGACCGACGCACCGAGCCGCGGCGACAGTGACGGTCTGTCGACGCTCGAATGGACGTTCGGGCTGTTCGACGATCCGAGCGCCGGGCGGGCATTGCAGATCACGCTCGACACCGACCTCACGACGCTCTAAGGGGATCTCTGTATGCCGAGCTTAGACGAGTTGGAAGCCGACACGGCGCGCCTGCAAGCGCTCTACCGCAACATCACGGTGACGTTCGACTATCACCCGGCGCGAGTCGGGATGAATTTACAGCGCGCGATCGCCGCTGTCACGAGGCCGCCGCACGACATGGGACCGATCGCCGACGAATTGGCGAAGATTCTGGCCGCCTGGGATCTGACCAGAGCAGGTGAGCCGATCCCGATCACGCCTGACGGGATCGGTAGTTTGCCGATGGGCATCGCGTCGGCGATCGGCCAGGTCGTCATGGAAGACTTTCACGACCCAAAATCACCGTCGAGTCTGACGGCATCGTCCGCGTCGTCCGCGTCCAGCAAGCTCTCGTCGCCAATCTCAAGACCGGACGACTCGGCGCCCGCCCCGACTGGGCCGAGCTTATCCTCCGAGCCAAATGGGCCGGCATCCATCCGGCCGATCTCGCTGGACTCCCCGCTACCCGTCACTGCTACATCTGGCATTGCTGGATCGGACTAACGATGTACGCCGAGATCCAGGCCGAGAACGAAGTCAAGCGCGAGCAGGCGCGTAGGAACCGCGCGCAGCCAGGGCGCGGCAGACGGTAGGGACGACCGACCGTGGCTGACGTCGCGAATCTCCAGGTCGTCATCGGCGCCGATACGTCCGACGCCGAGAAGGGGCTGAAGTCGCTCGGCAAGCAAGTCGCGGGCTTCGGCTCGACGATCGCAACCGCGTTCGGCACCGCCGCTGTCGGCGGCGTCGTGGCGTTCGGCGCCGCCATCGCCACGTCCGTGAAGCAAGCGGCCGACTTCGAGAAGACGATGTCCGGCGTCGGTGCGGTGAGCGGTGCGACCGCCGAACAGCTCAAGCAGTTGTCGGACTTAGCGCTCCAACTCGGCAAAGACACGTCATTCTCGGCGACCGAAGCCGCGACCGGGATCGAAGAGCTGACGAAAGCCGGCGTCAGCATGGCCGACGTCATGGGCGGTGCTGCAAAAGCGTCGCTCGACCTGGCCGCTGCCGGCGGCGTCAGCGTGGCCGACGCGGCGACGATCGCTGCCAATGCCATGAACCAGTTCAGCCTCAAGGGCGCGGACATGGCGCACATCGCCGACCTCGTGGCCGGCGCCGCCAACGCCAGCGCGATCGACGTCAAAGATTTCCAGTTCAGCCTGCAGGCAGCCGGCGCCGTCGCGGCGACGGTCGGGTTCTCGTTCGACGACCTCGCGCAAGCCATCG